CCTGAAGTTATAACACCAGATGATACCTGATCGGCAGCAGCACTACCACCAGAAGGTGTAATAGATGTATCTACACCGCTACCACTAACCGCATACGATGATCCGATTCTGGATGCCGTGGTGTGAGCTCCTCCAACACTTAGTTGTACGCTCGATGAGAATCTTGAAGTCATATCTGCGTGAGCTGCTTGCCCACCTAGTGCAAATATTCCTAAGATAAGTAGAATTTTTTTCACAGTTTATGTTCCATACCCTACATTTATTTATAGCATAAATAGATTAAGTGCGGATTATTTTCAGAAATGCGTCCCTTCAAAGCGATACTAAAGGATTTGGAAGATTTGGGTCAGATGACTCCGATCGCTGAGAAGGTATCCAAAGATACAAAGAGATCTTACGGAGTAAAAGACGGAGCATTCTCTAAGAAAAAATGGTCATCAAAATCTAAATAAACAAAAAGACTAGCTATGTCAAAAGTCGTTCTTAAAAATAACCAACGTCAAGCGGTCGTGAAGATTACGTCCGAAGATGCTACTACAATAGATCTTGCGGATGTAGCATACGACGTAAAAGTCGAATCAGGTGTTCCTGAGTTTGGTTCTGCTGGTAGTAGGGGTGAAACAACCCGTACACAGACTCCAACTAAATTGGACATCTCAAAAATTATTTACTCTATGCCTCAAGATGGAGGTAAGCACGTTAAGGTAGGACGTGGTGGTACTACTGTAATCATCCTTGGTGGATGTGGAGAAATGAACCTTGCTGGTTCTGGTGTACTGGAAGATACAGCTGTTGGTCCTATAGAGATAACAACATCTAGCAATGGACACCCATATACTGCTATAATATTCATAGACAAAATCGGACAATAGTATGCTTTTTTTATCCTGTCCTCCTGTGTACCACTTACCTGGTACTTGGACTGAGTGTAAGACACCTTTAATCAACCATTTAAACTTGACACCTGATCAAGGTTTCATTTTATTCTTTGGATTACTCCTTCTAACTCTAGTAGGGGTGGGGTTATACAATACCTTCGGACCAGGCAAGAAAGACCTGAGAGATCAAATTGATGAGCACGCAAAGATGCACGAGTTAGGGATTGCTCACGGTCACTCGCCAAGAGATAAGTAAATGTTATAATTAGTAGTGACACCCGAAAAATCGTAATGTCACACTACACAGTTGGTTATCACGATACCACTAAAAAGACTTTTGAGATCTGCGAATACGCAGACTCTGCTTATGAGGCTATAGAGCACGCAAAAGAGGATGTTCCTTTTCTTAAGGAGCATCCTTCTTATTTGGATAGGTGCACTAACGAAACTGCATTAGACTATCTTTGGAATGCAATGTCCTCTGGAGTACCAATGGGAAGATGACTTCTATAACAAAAAACAAGCACGAGATAATGTGGTGGATGAGCAGACTTACTTTTATGAGTTGCTCTCTATGCATTGCTATTAAATTGGCTTCAACAGCATATGTAACACCACCCATAGTGTTATAAATTATATTAATTACACTGATTACTATATGTTATCAACACAGTATCGATTAAGGATGGCAGCAATATGTAAAGATATTGCTGCTGGAATAGAAGTAAGTATGGGTGATATGATATGGGCACAGAAACTTGCTAAATCGAATACTTCTGCTAGAGGTATGTTAAACACTGCACGAAAGATGGCACAGGATCCAACGGATTCTTTTCTGAATGAGTTGAATTTAGGAGACCCCGACTCAACTCAACACGTAAGGGGTTTCGGATCTCCAGAAGAGGTGGTGGATTGGTTCCATCAAGAACGCTCTGATGATTGGAGACAAAGAGATTAATGGTAGTTTGGTCAGTAATAATATTAGTAGCTATACTAGTCATAATAGTATCTTGGTATATCTACTATATACTACGTATGTCTTATGCGGAGATGAATGATGGGAGCGATGATACCTCCAAGTCGGAAGAGTTGTTACAACTTCCGAGTGACAGAGATTAATAGAGTATTGGACGGCGATACAATAGATGTTACTATAGACCTAGGGTTTGACCTATATAAAAAAGAACGGGTTCGGGTAGCTGGCGTTGATACGCCTGAAAAAAGGACTCGTAATTTAGAGGAAAAAGCACTCGGTATCGATGCGACTAACTGGCTTAAAGAAAAACTTGAAAGCACTATTAACGGGGACGGCGAACTTAGTGTTCGTACTGAGCTTGTTGGTGGCGTTGGTAAGTATGGTAGGCTTCTTGGTTGGTTATATATTGATGACTCCGAAGTTTCTTTAAATGAACAGATGATTGACGAAGGTTACGCCCACGCTTATGATGGTGGTACAAAGGATATGAACCTCGAAGCACTACGTGAAATTCGTAGACAACACGGAACTCTGGAGGAGTAATGGAAATTTTAAGAAGTAATGATCGTACATCTGATGTACGTTGTGCAACTAACTCTTGGGGTATGATGGAAGAGATGTTAGAGGAAGAAGAGATGCGTGCTAAGGAACGTCTTCTCAAGAAAGAGCACGTAGAAGCACCCCAAGTATTGAGCGAATGATTCCTATTTTATTTTATGGATTTTCATTCTACTTATTGATACAAGCATTTCGATTAATGTCTGTTGGATTTAAGGCTATGGAACAAAATGAAAAAGATCTAAACCGTAAACCTCGTGCACACCCAGAGATGGCAGATGTGCAAGATGGTGATGAATTATTGGTTGTCAACTTCAAAGAAGTAGTTGATGATCATTATAGATTTAAACTTGACTCACCAGAACTTCATAACCTTGGAGATCCACTTAACAAATCACTTAAGGATAGGATCAAAGAGTTGAATGAGGAAGATGATGGTGATGGTGATATTGTTGTGAGGAGATAATGGGAGCAGCTACTGACATATATCTTGGTAACCCCAATTTAAAAAAAGCAAATACTCAGCAGAACTTTACTAAGAAGGAAGTTGCAGAGTATATTAAGTGTAGGGACAATCCTGTCTACTTCACAGAAAAGTATTTGAAGATTGTTAATATAGACGAAGGTCTGATGGACTTTAAGATGTATGATTTCCAAAAGGAAATGATGCATAAGTTTCATACGAACAGATTTTGTATAGCAAAATTACCACGACAGTCTGGTAAGTCTACTATCGTTACGACCTACTTGTTGCATTATGCACTGTTTAATGCTAATGTAAACGTAGCAATTCTTGCAAACAAAGCTGCAACGGCTAGGGAAATGCTTAGCCGTCTCCAATTATCGTATGAGAATTTACCACGTTGGATGCAGCAAGGTATCGTTGCTTGGAACAGAGGATCACTGGAGTTAGAAAATGGATCAAAACTTATCGCAGCTTCTACTAGTGCCAGTGCTGTCCGTGGTATGTCTTTCAATATTGTCTTCCTTGATGAGTTTGCATTTATCCCCAACCATATATGCGATCAGTTTTTTAGTTCCGTTTATCCGACGATTAGTTCAGGTAAGAAATCAAAAGTAATTATTATATCTACCCCTAACGGGATGAATATGTTCTACAAGATGTGGGAGGACTCCCTCAAAGGTAGAAACGAATACATAAATCACGAAGTACATTGGTCTCAAGTTCCTGGTAGAGACGAGAAATGGAAGAAGCAGACTATACGTAATACTTCTCAGAGACAGTTCACTCAAGAGTTTGAGTGCGAATTCTTAGGATCACAGGATACCCTTATTAATCCTGCTAAGCTTAAAACGTTATCCTTTGATAGTCCTCTTGTAAGAAATAAAGGATTAGACATATATGAAGAAAGAAAAGAGAAGCACGATTATGTAATGACTGTGGACGTAGCTAGAGGTACAGCACAGGATTACTCTGCCTTCTGCGTTTTTGATATCACAGAGTTCCCGTATAAACTGGTAGCAAAATATAGAAACAATGAAATTAAACCTATACTATTCCCTAACGTAATCTACGACACTGCTCGTAATTACAACAACGCACATATAATGACAGAGGTCAACGATATCGGAGATCAGGTTGCTGCTATCTTACAGTTTGATCTTGAGTATCCTAACCTCTTAATGTGTGCTATGAGAGGTAGAGCTGGTCAGATTATGGGATCTGGTTTCTCTGGTGGTAAAGCACAGTTGGGTGTAAAGATGTCTAAGACTGTGAAGAAGCAAGGATGTTCTAACCTTAAAGCACTAATAGAAGAGGACAAATTACTTATTAATGACTATGACACTATCGCAGAACTCACTACTTTTGTTCAGAAGAAAGATTCGTTTGAAGCGGATGAAGGGTATCACGATGACCTAGTAATGTGTCACGTCATTTTCTCTTGGATGGTATTACAAGATTTCTTTAGAGAGATGACGGATCAAGATGTCCGTAAGAGAATATATGAAGAGCATAAAAATTTAATGGAACAAGATATGGCTCCATTTGGATTTATAGTAAGTGCTGACGAAGAAGAAACTATAGTTGACAAGGAAGGTAATGTATGGAGCGTAGATGAATATGGTACTAAACAATACGAAGTAGATTATATGATGCCGTACATTTAATGTTTGTTGTACCTGAATACACTTGTAAGCATCCTATATTTCCTCACCACAATACTGTTGATCTAATGTATGATGCTTTAAACAATGGATGTGAACAACAAGACTGGTATGCTTACCTTGATTTTATAAGTGAGAATCAATATGACTTCCAATAACGGATATACTAAAGAGATGATCAAGGAGATGCTAGGCACTGCTTGGTTGGACAAAGATAATATTCCTGAGACTGGTAATCAGATTAGAAGAAGAAAGGGACAAGAGATGAGAGCAGGGTTAAGACCCTATCCAAAGTACCCATCAAAGGAGTCAAGGATAGCAGACACTTCAGGTATGTTTGATGATGAGGGACAATACATATATCCAGAGGGGTCAGGATTTAATTGGATGGAAAAAATAGATCCTAATTCTCCTTGGAAGGTTAAAGTATCATAATGGAACCAATTGAAGTACCTAGTATAGAAACCAATAGTGTTAATATTCCTATCATTGAAGTTAATGGTACAGGTATTAGGATAATTTCTGAGACGAGTGTTAGACCTATTGGTAATAGGTATATCCAAGATACTCGTATATGGATGAATACACCACCACAATCAATACCAATAGAAGTTCCTGTTACTACTCTTATAGGAACTCCTATTATTAATATGCCTGGTTGTGTAAAAGTACACAAAGAAAATCTTAAAGATAATAAAAATAAAATGTTGGTCGATGATGAC